AAGGTTGGTGGAAAACTTTTTGGTTGTGTACCTGACTCGGATATGATTCTCATGTGCACACCATACACAGACCCATTAGGAAACTTTTTCACCAGAAAGTCCGACACAGGCATGGGTAGGTTCGGTGAAAAACTCTATGTTCAGTTAGTGGACACACCATATTATGCAGAAGGACCCAAATCCGAACCCATAGCATACAAGGATCTCCTTGTCACCTTTCTGGAATCAAAGGGAATCATGCTCATGGAATGGAAACCAATGGGTAACACTGGTCTAACTCAAATGTATAGTCAATTTATTTTTGTTAGGTACAAGTAAGTATGTTACTGTTTTTGTTACTTTTGGTATTGAATGTGTGGTCTCTCGTGACACTGAAACAGCCAGAAAACCTAAAAAAGGTGAAAGAACTGTACACCGTTTTTCTAAATAATGTACCTCCTGAGTGGCCTATGCTCAAAAAGAGAGCTATAATAACTGGTTTCCACGATAAAAAAAAGGAAATAGGATACAATCTAAACAAAGGTGAAGAAATTGGTGTGTGTCTCAGCGGTACACCCAATCAAATGATGCATGTGCTCATACACGAGTTGGCACACAGTACAATTGATGAGTACGATCACTCTCCTAAATTCTGGGAGAATTATGATAAGTTAAAGAAATATTGCACGGAACTGGGTATTTACCAAGAAATACCAGAATCAACTAAATTCTGTGGAAAATATATTCGTGATTAATAATAAAACATGTCAGGGAAACATACGGCCATGTCTGCACTTATTCCAGCGACTGCACTGTGGACAGTCATAATGACGTTACCTTTAGTATTATGGTACGTTGACTCAGCTTACTTTAGAATATTTACGTACATGCTTTATCCAGTATTGATTGGTTTAATATCCAGAGTTGGAACTTTCTGGGTTTCCATGGATAAGATTGCTATTATCAGTATGTTAACCTTCTTATTGGGATTTTTGTTAAATCTCAATAAGGGTAATCATGAAGCAATGAAAAAACCAAGAGAACACAAATTACGTTCTGGACTTATCTTTAGTACACTCACAGTTACATTTATAAGTTTACTGTTTGCACTGGGTACACGAACATACATCTACAACCCATCAAATTTCGGGTCGTCTACATAAGAAATCTCTTACCGAAATAGAATAGAATAGCAGCAACAAGCCCAGTGACGGCCATGGCCACCATACCTTGGGGGTCTGATCCAATCTGGGGAATCATACTGGCGAGTTTTTCCTGAACCATCTTAGAGGACGCCAAGGCAGCAGCCACTCCAACGACCAGAGCAGTCATCTGTTCGTCGGTGAGGTTCATGGGGTTCTGCTTTTGAGGGGGAGCAGCCTGCTGAGACGGCGCCTGCTGAACCATGGGTACAGCGAATTGCTGGGTTGGCATCGGGGGTGGTGGACCCGACATCTGTGACTGTGCATCCCAGTCGGCTGGTCCAGACATAACATCATTGAGGGGAGTAGAGTCCATCTTTATTGTTTTATTAACATTTTTTTCTAATGGTTTTTCTTCCGCAGTTGGGAGTTCTTCAATTGGAGTAGAACCCTCCAGATCATTGGATAGATCCATGTTTTCTATATTATCCATTATTACATCATATAGGTTTTAATACCTCCTCTTAGACGCAAAACCAGGTGGAGTGTAGATTCCTTTTGAATGTTGTAATCAGCAAGGGTGCGTCCATCCTCTAGTTGTTTTCCTGCAAAAATCAGGCGCTGTTGGTCGGGTGGGATACCTTCCTTATCCTGGATCTTTGCCTTCACGTTATCAATTGTGTCACTGGACTCAACCTCCAGTGTCATCGTCTTGCCTGTAAGAGTCTTCACAAAAATTTGCATGCCTTTACTACTTTACTATAGTATAATTTTTTTATGTGTGTATTGTAAATATGGGTGGTAAAAGTTCCAAACAGAATCAGACCAGTGAAAGTTTTGGGTTTAACCAGAATCTAGTATCTAGAATGGGAGAACAAAGCAAACTCAAAAACGAAGCCAGTAAATACATTCGATCACTAAAAAATAGAACAAAAAAATTTAATAGTAAATCACTTGCTCTCAGTCCTAATCTTAAAAATTCAAATAACTTTAAAACATACCAACAATATAGTGAAACTTTACTAGGGTCACTGATGGAAAATAATTATAATGGTAAAAAAACCGAAAAAAAATATTACGTAAGCAACCAGAATACGTCAGATAACCCGATTCAGCATGAGCAAGAAGTCGATACAGAAGAATTTAAGAGATGGAAACAACAAAAACATAAAAAACCGTACTTCCTAAACAAACAAAAACTCATAAATAAATTGAAGAATAATTACAAAAACATAAGCGGTCTAAACAGAGATGTTTTATTTTATATGTACAAGAATCCAAATTCCAATGCTAGCTCTTTTTTGAGACGGTAATTGCAGTTCTCTTCTTGACCTTGTTGGGGTCTCCTTGGTTGGTGTGCTCATGCTTAGGGTTGAAATTCTTTTTGTGACACTGCCAGAATTGGGGTGACCCAACCCTAAACCCAGACCTTACCTTGGCCTTGTACCAAAACACACAGTCCTGGATCCTGTTACTCTTGGATGTGTTATCCAACACTAAACATTCATAGTTTTCCGTGCATGCGTTCATGACCTGATTGAACATATCAAAGGTTGGAAAAATTCCGAAGAATGCCTTGTAGAGCTTTTCTCTGTTCTGGATGACATTCTCTCTTAGAATAAATACGTAGTCTACATTTGCCCTGAGATCTGGTGTGAGATCCATACAATACTGCATGGTTAGCATGAAAAAAAGTTTCCAGTGTCTACCATTCATGAAACATTGTCTTATACATGTGTCTTTCATGAATTTTCTATCATACATGCAATCATCCAATAACAGAAAAGCTCCAGGTGGCTTGGGGGCTCCCATACCTATGATTTTCTTTTGGCGCTCAAGTACTCTCTCGATTGCCTCCCTGTCATAATCACCATATATGAATAGTTCCGGTACAAACTGACCATAGTGGTGATTGCCCTCTTCGGTGGCCGACATGACTATGCCAGCTGGTATATGTTTTTTGTGATACATGATATCAGTGACCAGTGTGGATTTACCAGTACCTCTTTTACCGATAAAAACACATACTTTATCATCTGGCATGTTTGCAGGATTGAACTTTTTAAGTTGTACGTTCATAACTACTATTTATGTGGATTTATTTGTCGACTTTTTTTCACAGTTGATAATAGAATGACTAGTGGTCGTATTCAACTGGCTACCACAGGTATACAAGATGTATTCTTAACTGGTAATCCCGACCTAACATATTTTGAGCAGGTTTACAAAAGGTACAGTAAATTCGCTCTAGAAACATTAGACAATGTATTCAACAATCAAACGGTAAATTTTGGTGATACAATCCGTGGTACTGTTGAACGCAGAGGAGATCTCATACGAAATATTTATTTCAGAGTTGAACTTTCAAATCTTGCTCCATCCGTGGGATACACAAATTCTATAGGCAATGCATTAATAGAATATGCTGACTTAATCATTGGCGGTCAAGTGATTCAACGTATAAATGGCGAGTACATGGAAATTTTCAATCAAATGTTTATAAATAATTCACAACAATCTGGTGTAGACGTAACAGTTGGAACTACCCCAACCAGAGACGGACTGATTGGTTCACCTTTACCGAGAACCTTTTTTCTAAATCTTCCATTTTATTTTAGAAGAGATGATCCTCTTTCTATACCCTTGTGTGCACTTGAGAGACAAGAAGTTGAGGTGGAAATCAAACTAAGACCCCTGAGTGAATTGGTGGTTCAATCATCAGGAACACCTCCTCCCCAAAATGCATCAATTTTGAAAGTCACTATGCCAGTAGAGTATGTTTTTCTTGGTGATGATGAAATAAATTACTACAAAAATAAACGAATAGAACATACCATCACACAACTCCAGAGATACAGTGAAGTGGTAGAACCCAACGTAAACACTATACAAATGAGACTTCCATTTATAAATCCTGTAAAGGAATTATACATCGTGGTACAAAACAAGTCAAATGTTGCACCAGATCAGAATGATTGGTTCAATTACAGTAACGATGGTCAACATCAGATTGAGAATGTGAAATTAGATTTTAATAACGAAACATATCTCGACCCAGAAGTTGCAGATTCATTGTTCATGAATTACCTTCAACCAATGAACAGACATACAAGAGTACCTAGTATATACATATACAATTACAGTTTCGCTTTGGATCCAGAAAACTATAGACCAACGGGTCAGGTGAACATGAGCAGGATACAGAACAAACTTTTAACTTTGAACCTCACACCCTGTACAGATGAAAGAGATGTTAGAGTGTACGCAAAGTCCTACAATATCCTCAGGATAGAAAATGGTTTGGCCGGAGTGTTATTTATAGATAATAATTATTATTAGAATAAAAAACAATGGAACAGGCTAGTTATGATATTTTACTTCCAATCATAGAAAAGGCTTCATTTTTAGCTATGAAATACATGAAAGATAGTGGACGCAATACACTCACCGCAATGGATATTCAATATGCAATGAAATACTGTACTAGATATGAGGTTGGTACACATATAGGCAGTATACTTACAGATTCTGAATCTGATTCTGATTCTGATTCTGATTCAGAATATGAATTTGAAACAGTAGACGAAGATGATGAACCTTTCACCAGATATTCAGGGGACGATGAGCTACTTGTAAAAGTAAATGAATGTTTTGATACATGGGAATCTTGGGAACCAACTAATCCAGCGGAAACAATGCTTAAGGATGCCATTGACAAAAATATGTATTGAGGATAACAATGTCCACATTAACCTTCAGGCCAATCAAAAACATAGGATATGATCCTCCAATTGGCATAAACATTGATGATAGTGAGTATTGCAAGTTCAAAACAAATGAAATAGAACTGGAAGAAAACGAAATTGAACCACCGTCTGATGAAGAGTGTGAAGACGAAGAAGAGGATTGTCAGACCACAGACGAATCATCCAGTGAAGTTTCAGAATGTGAGATGATACCAACTATTTTGAGGCATCGTAAGGTCAGTATGGTTGAAAAAACATACAGCACTATACTTCAGGAAGAGGAATTTCTTCCAGAATAATTTTCTAAATATATATTAAACACTCATGGATCCCATTAAGACTACTCTCGCACTCGCTTCCCAGGTTGAAAACCAGGCTCTCAACTCTATTGTGGCCGGCTTCAGCTTTGCCTCTGCCATTGCGTACATGGATCTTGTCCGCTGGATGCTTTCCCAGGTCGTGAAGGTTAACAAGAACGGTGGTTACTACTACCTCATGACGGCTCTCCTCACCACGCTCCTTTCAGTGATCGTGTTCATGCTCGTGAAGCGTTTCGTGAAACCAGGCATTAAGGCGCCACCTGCCCCAGTGTACGCGGTTTCGGCTTAAGAAAGATCAAAACAACCAACCCGATTAGTAATACTGCTCCAATAATAACAAACTGTGGTACCCTAGATTTAACATCCAATGATGGGATTTCCACAGGCGGAGGGAGTTCACTGGGTTTTTCAGATTGCTGATCCTTCAGGGGTTCTAGTTTATCAAGAGAACAGGTGACTCTAAATTTCAAAAAGAGATTTCGATTACCAAAGTCATATGGTATCAGTCTCGATCCGTTGATGTAATAAAAACGAATCCTCAACCGATCGATGCTTTTGAACCTACCCTCATGGAAATAGTATTCCACTGGATCATCTGGTCCCTTGTAATTCATCATACCTCTTGCAGTCGTTGTAAGAATTCTAGCCGTATAAAGAGACTGTCCCTCGTGACGGTACACCTTTTTTTTCATATCGTCTGAACCGCTCGTTATCCTCAGGAGAAGTGTAGTTGGTCCATGCAAGTCTATAACTCCACCGGTCACACTACCATTGGTAGACACAACGTTCCCCAAATCGAACCCCAGGACGTTAAAGGGAGAATATGAATCCAGGTTCAAAGTGAAGTTGTTAGAAG